ATGAGTTATATTCTGTAATAAAATATGGTTCCATAAAATTTTTTGTATAATTTCCGTCAGTAGATTGATAAATTATGTCCCAGATAAAATTGTCCCAACCGTGTTTTTTTATCGCATTGTAAAATGCAATATTTGTTCCAGTGCAATATTTTGCTGTGCTTTTATGCTGTGCTTTGCGTCTCGGCCAAATAGAGTCAAATCCAATGTAAACCTTATTATTGATGAGATTAGTTACTCGGTATATAGTATATATTTTCATATTACTATTTATCTTTCTCTATGGGATTAATCCCATAGAGATCGGAAGTAACGGCCAAACAACTCTAATCCTTCTTGGATTCGTTCTTCATGTTTTAGATGACCAACACCATCGTACCAATGTTCAGTTGGATTCTGATCAACCATTTTGAATGTATCTTCTACTTTACCTGTGATTGGATTGGGGTATGTTTTGTCAGTTTTAACCCAATTATATTCGGCATCACCATGATGATATTGATCGTCATAATCGCCCTTAAGCAATTGCTCAAATGACCAAATCATTTTGTCTAGTGTTTCATCCCATCGCTCTAGACCAACTTTCCACGACTCAGTATGTGTTTCTTGATAAAAATCAAAACTGTCTTGACTAGACCAATCTTCTCCCCCGACTTCAGTAAACTCACTTGGTATTCCCTGCTTTGTTGCTTTAAGCTGTAGCAATGCAGGGTAAATTATTAGTGCTAGTGTATGATCTAAATTCCAAGTATCGTGTTCATCAATTTCTACACTGATTTTTCTATTTCCTTTCTTAGGAAATTTACCTAACTTAATTTTCATACTGTTGTTTTCACTTCACCATTCACAAACCAAATTATTTCTTCGTTATAATTGACACCTGCAATATCTGCTTTATCCTTAGAAAGTAATGCTAGTTCAGTCAATGACTTTCCTTGACCAATGAAATTATTAGTATCGGTCTCGTACAGATATAGATTATCATTGATAGTCTCTACAAAGAATTTTCTAACCTTAACACTGGTAGATTCTTCGGAATCAACATCTATTCCTGCTTCTTTAAGTGCTTTGCGGATTTTATAAAAGATAATTTTATCCATTGCAAACATCCCCAACATGAATGCGCTAATCAGATACAACACCAATAATAGAGAATATTCCATAGTATTATTTATTAATAGTTAAGTTAGACCACTTTTTCAATTTTTCAAATTTCAGTTTCTTTGCTTTGCTGATACCATTTTGAGTAACTCCAACTTTCATATCAACTAGCAATTCAACCATAGCAAACAGATCACCAATTTCTTCTTCAAGCATATTAAGATTGGTTCTATCTTTCCCCGGCTTCATTTGATCGGGACCAAAACGCATACACTTACTAACGGCTTGCGTTACTTCTGCACATTCTTCTTGCAGGATTAACATAATTTCTTTTAATTCATTATTCATTCTTTAACTCCAAAATGTTTTTTAATTCTTTGTCCATCGGTGTATGTAACATATCCACACCCGGCTGAAGTATCTCTTTCAATATCTGCAACTTGGGCGCATTCTCGCACAATCAGTTCTGCAAATTTTTCTAAATGATGACCGGAACCCTGAATTATAAACCATTTGTTTGCTTTATCTTCACTAATGGAAAAATTAGCCTCATCAGCAAGTTCTTTAATTCGTTCGTTCATTGTTTGGCATTCTTTAAGTAAGTTTCATGTTGAACCCATTTGTTGTTCAATAAGAATCCCCAATCACGTTTTTGTGATCCCATAAAGAATAGTGTAGTAACAGGCTTTTCTTTTTCTAATTCAAGCCAATGATATTCATTTGATGTACGAATGATGATACTACCAGGGCCACGCCAAACTCTGTTCTCACCGACTATTTCTTTTGTATAAGGATTAACGTGAGGGGTATGTTCATAATAACCACCCTTAAGTATGATAGTTATGAATCCCCATGGATGGTCATGCATAATAGGATCGTCACTACGAACAATCTTGTGCAATGTAATATTAAAGGGAAACCATTTGCGGTCTTTGAGAAAGATGTAGTATCTGTGCATATAATCTGCACCAGTAGTACGATCTGGAATTAGCCTATATCGACCTAGTTTGTTCATAATTTTGTGAAAAATATTCATGTAACTCCTAGTATAAAATAAGTAACGGGCTTGAGGTGCCCGTTAAACCTTACTAATCAGTAAAAGAGATTAGATGCCCATTGCCATAGCACGATAGCCAGCAGCTACGATTTCACGGCTGGGGCGACCCAAACGATACTTAGTAGTTACACGACCTTTAGTGTCGGTATGCTGATTTGCATAAACTGCAAAACCAGAATAACGCAAGTCGCTTACAGTAGCAGTTGGGTTTTTAACACCAAAACGTGCAGCAATTTGCTTTGCGGTGAGTTGCTCACCAGATTGTAGTGCCTCTAAGACACGGGCTTGTTTAGTTAAAGTCATTTTGTTTTCTTTCTATATAAATCGCTGTTGTTACAACGTGATACTATTGTAACAGAACACGGCATTCTACACAATAGTATTTGGTTAACAATGTTAACTTAGATGACCAAAAACTTTGTTTCAAACACATCAGCTTGACTATCATGTCCTGCATAACCACGAGGATTGCAAACCACGCGGGTTTCACCAACCATGTAGTCAGAAGGATCATGCATATGACCATGAGTCCATAATACAATCTGTGGATGATCCATAATGAATTCGCTCAAGTCACTGGCATATCCACCATTCATCAATTGGTCATTACGATAGCGTTCATGCACACTATTGAATGTAGGTGCATGATGACCTACAACAACTACCTTTCTATCTTTTCTATCGGCCAATACTGTTTTGATATAACTGACAGTTTGTTGATGCCTGTGCATAGTGTGAGCAGGACGCAACTTTGTATACCCGTGTTCATCATTACGAATGATTCTAAAGTCATTCATCATGTCACCCAATGCGTGTAGTGTCAATGGATCACCCTTGTTACAGTCAGTCCACAATGTTGCACCGATGAAGGTAACATCATCAATCACCTTAAGTTCTTGCTCAAGGAAATAGACATTCGGAAATTTACTGTATTCATCACGCAGATATTGAATACTAGCTTTCCAGTTACCATGATAGAATTCGTGATTACCTGCAATTACTACAACGTGTGGGAATTGAAAACTACACCGTTTGATAAACTCACGGAAACGTAGTGCGGTTGACTGTCTGCGACCCAAGTCAGCTAGATTAACCTTACTGTAGGGGCCGTAACTCATTTCAGGATGGTTGTGCAGGTCCTCGGCTACAAGAATGTCTCCGGATAAGATCAATACATCTGCATTCTCTGTATTTTGGATGTTGATATCTGCAAATTCTAAATGGAGATCACTGCATAGTGCTATTTTCATTTTACTAATTCTGTTAAATGTTTACATGCTCCCCGAAAAATATATCCGGGACATGTACATGTTTTTTCTAGTGTATCAATAGAGTAAACAGCACCTTTGCTGCCGGACACTTTGATAACTGTGGCTTTTTCTTTTACCTTAAATGGATTAGCTTTCAGTGGTACAAACTTGCGACCACGCTTGTCAATTGTCAATGGTGTTTTGAAATAGAAAGGTGTAGTAGAACCTTGTTTAATATACGCAAGAACCTTTGCACCATCAAGCAAGTATTTATGATTGGGCTGAACCTCACCAGACCATTCAGTTGTTTCTACTACTGCTTCCATTGTTCTTCAACTCCGAAATGTTGTTTAATCGCTGTTTTGATACTTTCTGCCTTGACTGACATTCCCATATCATACTGGTCATATTCATCATCGTTGGATTCGTGTTCACACAAGTCAGCACATTCCCGAACAATCAACTCGGCGAACTTTTCGTGATTGACATGGCTGGTATTAGGATCAGGCCATACTTGTCTTGCTAATTCTAAAATTCGTTTGTTCATTATTCCATCTCCGCTTCATCAAGACATTTGTTATGATATTGACATTGATAGCAAGAATCTGGACAATGTGGTCCTGCATATCGTTCCAACACAATAGGGATTACTTTTCCTTCATTCATTTTTCAATTCCATACCGGGCAAGTTCTTCAAAGGTGTCGATGGTGCCATCTTCAATCAGGGCAATGAGGCAATCAAACTCGTCACGCTCACTGGAGCCAAACACTCGATCTTCCTGCTCGTAAGCAAGGGCTAGCAGTTGTTCTTTGATATTCATTACACCTCAACCTTAGCCAATTCGTCAGCCAATACATACATTTGACCTTGAACCATTGAATCATCGCTACGATTAACACCACAATACCATACACCATCACGCATGATATAGTAATATTCAGCATCGCAATTGTCGCATTGGTCAATGAATTCTTGAAAGGTCAATGCTACTTTAAAATCAACACCTGTTTCCTCACGATCACGACCGTAAAATGTACACATGTCGCCATACAATTCATCATACTTTTGTGAAGTGATATTAGGAGTAACATCATAGCCACTGAAGGGATGCTTGTCACCAATTTCTGCTCTAAGACTGCTCATGTCGCCCAGCGAAACTAAATGATTGGCTTTGGCACTATCATAGTTTTCCTGTAACAGTTTGCCATTGTGGGCTAGATAACCATCCCAATGACAGTAAACACTTTTAACTTTGTCACCATGCATGACACCAATTCGTGAACGTGTACCCATTTTGAACTCCTGTTGTTAACTGATTAAGACTCTATTATATACCCAAAACCATTTATTGTCAACCATTAAGATCCGGTGTGCAAAACTAGAATTTCTGGGTTTTTGGGGTTTTGCTCAAATGCTTCAATAAAATTGTGATGCGTATTAGCCCGAGTAATTGCCGCATTTGCCGCAACAAATAATGCCGCATAAGTAAGACCATTGATTGCAACAACAATTGATTTTCCAAACCAATCTTCATAGACTAGGTGTGTGACACCTTTGTAGGGATGGGGTTCGCTAAGATTATCTACCTCGTAGATTGACCAGATAGCACGTAGTCCCAACTCGTCACGCACGGTATCGTAGTAGTTGAATTTAGTGTCAAATTCTGCATCTGCCATTTGCTCTACTGCGGCTTCCTGGGACATTTGTGCTAGTGTCTTATGTGTCATTTTCAAGTCCTTTAATTAACTGTCTAAGAATATATTATATACCCAAAACCATTTAATGTCAACCTTTTTTGACCGGAACGCACAAGAATTCTGCTTTGGTACTCATGGTAAGTTGAATAGTTTTATCAAACTCTGGGTTGCGTTGCCCCGGAACATTCAATCTGGCTGCGTAGATTTCACGGATAGCATATTGACAACTGGGTAAATCATTGTATTCACCTAAAAATGCCATTAGAGGTGAACCTGCAATAATAACGGTGTACAGTAAATTAAACATTATACCAAATCCACTTGAATCTGTTTACCGCGGATTGTAGTGCCAAGACCAGAGGGTACTGGCTTCCCGTCAACCTTAGCAAAGTAACGCATATTTGCCAACTGCAAAAGTGCATCCCAGCAAGTGGCGCGGGCGTTAACTGTAGCAAATTGCTCGGTCATTTGCTTGACCGTCATATACATACCAATGTCATTTTCACTACCATCACCCTTGAAAATCACACGGAATTTTTGAGAATTTTTCAAACCCTCAATGATAGTTTTTGTACGCATTTCAAGTCCTTTAATTAACTGTCTAAGAGTGTATTATATACCCGAAACCATTTAGTGTCAACCTTTAGGGTTTCATCATAAATGCAAAGTAGTAGAAAAAAGGGCCAAACATTGTTAGTGCAATGATGGCCGCTTGAAGTAGTTCAATTAAGTATTTCATGCCGTAAGTATAGCACAAAATCCATTTATTGTCAACCGTTTTATGGACGCTTTTTCAATACAGCATCAGCTAGACCATATGCTACCGCTTCAGTTGCACTCATAAAAAAGTCTCGTTCCATATCCTTAGCCAACTCATCATACGTTTTACCTACACTATTGTGGTCAACATAAATTTGAGTAAGACTCTTTTTCATAGCTAGAATTTCACGAACTTGAATTTCCATGTCAGTAGCTTGACCACGTGCGCCACCTGATGGTTGATGAATCATGTGTCTAGCATTGGGTAACATATAACGCTTACCTTTAGCACCTGCTTGTGCAAGTAAACTGCCCATTGAGCAAGCCTGCCCCATAACGATAGTTTGTACATCGGGTTTAATAAATTGTATTGCATCATAGATTGCCATACCAGCAGTTACACTTCCACCTGGGCTATTGATGTAAACACTGATATCTTTATCTGCTTCACTTTCCAAGTAAAGCAATTGTGCAACAACTAGATTTGCCATTTGATCATGTACTTCGCCCTCAAGCAAAATCACACGGTCACGCAACATGCGGCTATAGATATCATAACTACGCTCACCTTTTGCAGTTTGTTCTAAAACGATTGGGACTAAACTCATATACTTCCTTAAAATTACAATTTTAACAGAAAGTACAGACAATTGCAACTATTATGGTTAGTTGCTTATCCAATCTTTATTACGATAGGGCTTACCATATATTGCATTTGGGAGATATCTGACAACTTTTTGTTTTACTCGTTTAATAATAGGATGTTCATGGTCATGGTTAAATGCTTTTAGATACATTCTCCAACTATTATGATTTCTTTTCTTACCACATTGATCCTCGTCAAGATATTTGATTACTTTGTCGGTATCGTTTTCAAATTTCCATAACAACTCACAAGCAATATTATATCCATATGCATCAATTTCATCACTACAACCTAAGTAAGTTTGTTCCTCATGTTGTTCTGTCTTTTCAGCATTGCTATTATATGCAGGTAAGACTTTAAATTTTCTGCGGCGATACTGTCGCATGTGAATTATTTCATGCATTATAGTATTGGTTATGGTATGACATGTCCTGTGAAAACTTTTTGGAGTGATTTTAATCGTATCTTTTCCATTTTTATAAACAAGTACCAATTCAATTGGTTTTTGTTTCATTTCGTCTAGGTCACTATAGTACATGCCGCCTACCCAGACACAATTATTTTCAACCTTTTTCTCGCTCAATTTTTTTAATTTAATTGGGATAACATGCTTTATATGATTACCTAAAGTTCTGTGAAATTTTTCCACAGTCAGTTCTTTGTTGATTAGTTTAGGATATACTGACCAAACATATTCAGTTAGATCGTAGCGATTGATTGAAGACCAGTCAAATTCACATTTCTGTTTTGCCACAATAACCTCCTGTTTATTTTCGTTTACTGCGAACTGAAGTTTCTTTTTCTTTGCGTACTGGATTTACTATATTCTTTGCAACGGTAGTCAAATCTTGACCACTATTATCATCTGTATCAATATAAGGTTCGCCCGGTTCGCTACTGACACTATCATCAGTTCTGCCTAGTTTAAAACTAAATCCACCTGCAGTTGGATCCACTGCACTAGACTTATTCACCACCGATATATCACCGTCTAGTTTTGCAGGCCACTGAGTTGCAAACAATAGCTGTCCACTTGCATAATCAGTGTATTGTTGTATAAAATTCATTTCTAAAATTTCTAAAATAGCAGCTTTGAATTCTGGAATAGCATCTTTGTTATTTACAGCATCAGCAACTTCTTTTTTAATTGAGTAAACTAATTTTCCACCATCACTCGCACTTTCCGTAGCCGCTAAATCATTAAACAATTTTGAATATTTGTTTGGGAGAGGAGTATCAATCCGATTCTTTTTGTTATCTAAACTTTGTTTAGCTAATAATTGTAGTTTAGGTGATTGTGTTGCAAAGGGTAAAAATGCATGCCATTTTTTATCAATTGATTTTGGATTAGTAGCATAAAGTAAATCCATGATAGAAAAGGCTTGCTGAATCGTCCCCTCTTGTTGGCACAATTGTACAAAATTAGTTACAACTTTGTAATTAGGATTCTTTTTTACATAGTCGGGTAATTTTAATCCCGATATTGCAGGGGCAGCACCTCCACCTGTTCCCTTACTAGAGATGTTAAGTGTATGCTGTGTCTTTGGATTAATGATAGTAGCAAAACTGTCTGCAAGATTAGTGTTTGCTTTTAAAGGAAAGTTAATAATTAAATCGTCAGTCGTGCCGCCCAACCATTGATTGAATTCAGCACGTTTGGGGAATCTGCTTCTATTGTAAAGTAACGCTAGTACACCCAAGTATTCACCTGCATAATCAACAATAGCTTTACGAATTTTTTCTTTGTCTTTTTCTTGATATTCTTCTGGAAGCATCACATATTCACCCGCTACGATATAATCAGCTAATTGTATGACAACTCTACCATACTCAGTGCTTTTTAATACTGGGTTAGTTCTAATAAATTCGTATAAGTCGGATGCCGGGATATTCTTATCACATATACCAATTTGACTTGGTTTTACCAATAATGCTTCTTTGCCACCAGTAGATGCATCCTGTCCAAATGCTACGGCTGCACCACCAAAGTCCTTAGTTTTAGCTAAACTACTCAGTGCAATGGGTTCACCGTCTGTTTGTCTAGCTTGTAATGCTCCGGTAAACTCACCGTTATCATACATCTGTTTAAAGCGTTTGGCTTCACGCGGGTCAATCAATGCTTCCCCGCCATCAACAGTAGTGAATGGTTTACGCTGTGTAATGTATTCAATAAATTTGTCAAATCTCCACTGATATTTTTTGATTTCGTTGGCACTCATTCCAACCGCAGCTTCAGTCAAATTTTGGATAATATTTATAAATTCACGCATAGTTTAGTATTTATGCTTTTACGTAAGTTAGACGCATTAAAAAAATATATATGTATTAACCGATAGTAAATACAATGAAGGAGAAAATTATGATCAAATTTCTAAAAAGTCTATTCGGGATTGAATCCACAGCCCCAGTAGCAACACCTGCGTCAGTAGATAATTCAGTGCCTTATAAGGTTCCTGAGCCAGCTGCAACTACACCAATTCCATTGGAAGTTAAAGCAGCACCTGCTAAAGCTCCAGTTAAGCCAAAAGTAGCAAAGCCCAAAGCTGCTGCAATTAAAGCCCCTGCAAAAGCTAAAGCCCCTGCAAAAGCTAAAGCCCCAGCTAAGCCAAAAGCTCCTGCAACAAAGAAGCCTAGAATTAGCATTGCTAAGTAATGAATATAATAGGGTTTGACCTAATTAGTGATTTGAATCTATCCCCCGAAGATAGTTTTAATTGGGAAGGTAAAGCAACTAGTTTATACTGTATTATAGCAGGTAATATTAGTGAAGATTTACGCACTATAAAGCAAACCCTATTACATTTATCTAAATTCTATCAGGGTATATTCTATACTCTAGGTTCATTGGAATACAACAATACGATTGATGTACATAAAAGAACCGAAGAAATATATAAAATTTGTAAACATATACGCAATGTAGCCGTCATGCACCATCACGTGGTAGTAGTTGATGGTATTGCAATTGCCGGCGCCAATGGATGGTATGGTAATACCATCCACACCGATCCAATAGTTGATGTATTGCTTGAGCAGTGCCGCAATGAAGATTTACTCTATCTAAAAAATACTATTGAACGATTGCAAAAACATTTGGATGTTAAAAAGATTGTAATAGTTAGTAATTCAGTTCCTAGTGTTGAACTATACTTTGGTGAAGAACCAGAAGCTATACAAAATCAATTAAATTTAGGCATAGCAATGCTAGCTGATACTGAAAGCAAAATATCTCATTGGTTGTATGGCACGTATGGAAAAATAGTTGACACTACTATTAATAATGTCAACTATGTTAATAATGGCTATTTTGGTAGAAAGCCTTATTGGCCTAAACGAATAGAGATCGCTCTTTAAGCATCAGCCTCTACTTTAATTTGTAGAGGAAATCCTTGACTTCGTGCTTCTAAGGTAACTTCAATTCCACGCTGTTCAGCAATTTCATAGGGCAACACAGCAACTACAGCACTACCTTCTTCGTGAATATTATGAGTAATACTGTGTGCAGTATCCTGATTATAATTAAAATAATCAATCAAACTACCCACAACAAATTCCATACTGGTAACATTGTCATTAATATAAATGATTTTGTACAACGGTGGCTCGACCAATGCGAGGTTAGGTTTAATCTTGATTTTTGTTTCTGTTTTAGACATATTAGTTACCGATTATGATTTATAAAAGTGTGCAGCTTTTTGACTGCACACTGCTAGTATACTATTTAGTATATGATATAGCAATTGATCTGGGCTTACTATCTTCAGGGATTTCACGTTTTAGATGAATGTTAAGAATACCCAATTCAAGATGTGCGTTCTCTATCTCCACGTGGTCAGCAAGTTTGAATTCTCTGCGGAAGTCTCTGTTACTGATACCTTTATGTAGATAGTTAGGCACAATTTGTTCACTATCGGACTGATATTCTTTACCTTCAATAATCAAAAAGTTTTTCTCTTTTATTACTGAAAGATTATCAGGACCAAAGCCAGCTACAGCCATACTAATCATATATTCATCCTCATTAATTTGGACGACATTATATGGGGGATAGTTTGTACCGGATTGTTGTGAATGCACTCGCTGCAACTCATCAAACATAGTATCAAAACCGATACCAAATTTGTTTAGTTGTGGAATGTCAAGGTGACGGAAAGTTAGTGTTTTTGTCATTTGTTTTCTCCTTTATTAAGCAAGATGACTATGTGAGCCCGACTATCGGCACTCACATATATTTATTCTAGCAGAAATACGTAAAAAATTCTACTATTTAGGTAAAATAATATTTACCCTCATCATAATAAAACCACGGAGCTTTTTCTATTAATATTTTTTTTTGTAGTTCTAAGTAGTTATCATAATTTGTTTCAAGCATTTTGTTAGACTTTTTTTGTGTAAGATTTTCTATAAAATTTATAATTTTATTCTTATTACGGTAGATATCAGAGAAACTTATGTCAAATGTTGACGGTTCGGGTTGGACTAGCCGTGGTAAAAGAACTAAGGCAGGTCTCATATGCCTACAGTATTCGATATAAACTTCTTGGGAGTACCTATCAGGTTTGTCAGCTTTGTCTTTGTAAAAAGAGTCATAGAACCGAATATCATGCATTACTTTTAAATAATGATTAATTGCACTAAATTGTGCATCTAGTTCAGTATCCAATGTAATGTATGTAAGAGTATCGTTATCTAAACGTTTCATTTCACTAGGAAAAACATCAGTTATAGTAAATTGTCCATCCCCATTTCTAAATATATTATTAGCTTTGGTATAACGATGAGAATGACCACTGCTGCTAAAGAGTATAGTGTCAACGCATCCTGAAAAATTATAATGGGCTAGGGTAGCAATAAAATGCACACAATTTCCACCAAATCCTAAATAAAAAAAATATCTATTTTTTAATGACATATACTAGAACAGTTTTTTGGGAAGACTCTGGTCACGCAAGTATTTTTGCCATCTACGTTTGGCTAATCCTTTATCAACTTTACGCTGTACAGAAGGTTTGACATATTGTTCACGCTCACGCAATTCCTGCAATAGGTTTTGATCAGTAATCTTTTTTTTGAATTTACGTAGTGCTTTTTCAACGTTTCCGTCAGTGACAATAACTCGTCTTCCTTTTATACTCATACTATTGATTTGGGTTCTAAAACTTGCTCCTTAGTAATATTTATCTTTTTAATGTTATTTTCTCTGTATTTTTTAGTATTGTACATGTGTGGCATTAGTACACGCTCAATTTCAGTATGCAAACCACGTGCCCCGGTTTTAAATGAAATGCAATTTTCAGCAATTTGTTCTAGTGCATCTTTGGTAAACTTCAGTTCAATTTCATCAATACCAAACAAGTATGTGTATTGGGCAATATAGTTATTTTTAACGTCAGTTAGTACTCTCAATAATTCTTCTTTGGATAATTCTTCAATGCTAACTGTCGTGGTGAATCTTCCAATAAATTCAGGAATCATTCCATATTTAGTAAGGTCGTCCGGGGTAACTTGACTTAAATCACCTTCTTTTTTACTATCTTTAATATCTGCACCAAAACCAATACTAGTACCATTCTTTCTATTACCAATGATATCTCTCAATCCAACGAATGCCCCACCTGATATGAATAGGATGTTTTTCGTATCAACTTCCAACATATCACCACCGGGGTGTTTTCTTCCACCACCTGCAGGGATGCGGCATACTGTACCCTCAACTAACTTAAGCAATGCTTGTTGTACGCCTTCACCTGATACGTCACGTGTAAGACTGGTTGATTCACCTTTACGTGCAATCTTGTCAATCTCATCAACAAACACAATGCCACGTTCTGCTAGTCTAGGATCACCACCTGCTGCGTTAACCAACATACTAATCATTGATTCAACGTCATCACCTACATAACCAGCTTCTGTTAAACTTGTAGCATCTGCAACAACGAAGGGCACTTTGAGATATTTGGCTACAGTCTTGGCCAGCAGTGTTTTACCACTACCAGTAGGACCTATGATTAACACATTTCCTTTAGCAATTTCTAAATCTTTTGGTGGATAAGTAATGCGTTTGTAGTGATTTGCAATAGCCACGCTTAATACAGTTTTAGCACTGTTTTGTCCGATAACGTGTAAATCTAAATATTCTTTGATACTAGAAGGATCATTTTTAACCTCTTCTTGTTTTTCCTCTGCTTCAACTACAGAGGTTTCATCTTCAAGGAGTTTACTACATAGTTCAATACAGTCGCTACATATAGCAACATCATCACCTACGATTAGTTTTTTAACTTTATCTTTGTGGGTTTCACAAAAAGAGCAATAATTTAGTTTTGATTCTACAGTCATATATTAATTTATCTTTTATTATTTGCTATCTATTTTAATTATCGTGGGCAGCTACTATTGGGTACCACTGATACTTCAATTTTACCCGCACGTTGTACTACGTAATTATGTGCTGGATCAATCATTGCACGTAACACACCACTTTCAACTTCATTACCGTTAACTGTTAACAATCTAGGATCGCCTATATCGTAGAAACTATTCTTCCTACCATTAATTGAATCTGGAACATAACACGTATGATACAATACAGTACCATTATTCTCGCTAATAATCAATTGAATTCTTACTTCTCTATCATACGTCATTGCATCTTTAATTCTAGTAAGAATAGGTATATCATTAATTTTATAGTGATTCTTTTTACCCAATAGAAAATCTTTTGGATTTTTAGCCATAACAATAACATTACTCGGTGCTTGCTGCATGAATCCTACATTATCTTCAACCAAAGACATTGCTTCGTTGAATGCTACAATGTAATCATAATTCCATTTCATTGAATAGGGAATTTGAAATACTGTGTTACGATAACTATCAACAGCCAATGTATATGGTAGCTGTTTCACAATAAATGCATTTTGCGGATAAGTACGCATCACTACATTTAATAGATTGTCACCTTTTTGTTTCTGATCTAAATAAGTACCTAATGCAACACTAGCTTTGTCACCATTTATACCTTGTGCAGTTTTGCCAGTACTTACTACTTGATTAAGTAATTTGCTATCTGCTACTAGTACATCTAGTGTAATTTTAATGTTAGCATCACTTTGATTGATATCAATGATTTTGAAATCATCAACATATCCTGCACTAAACAATGATATGTTATCTTTATCCAATTTACCTAAGTTAGCCTGTCGTTCACTTAGTACAATTGCACCTGCTCGTTGTTGCACAGCAGTACGGAAAGCATCTTCTTTTGCTTGCTCAACAGTAGAACCTTCACCAACTACACGAATGTATTTGTTATCGGCAAGTACAGTATTAACAAACAATAAACATGCTACTAAACAAAGTAGCCGTAGCATGTTTAGTTACTGAATTTTTTACGCAACATTTCAGCAGCACGTTCGTTGTCTTTATCCCAACGAATAGTGACTAGCACTTCTTGATTACCGACTACTTCTTCGTTGATTTTCACAAATCCTTTAAGGATAGCCTGTGAATTTGTACGAATTGTTTCAGTAAGAGTATGTACTGTTTGATTATTGTTCTCACGCAGGCTGACAGTAGCAGCTTCTTTGTCTGTCATTTCTACAGTAGAACCATCGCTATTACCTGATTTAACTTTGTCACTTGCTTTTTCAAGATTCTTAGCAATAGTGTTTGTCACCCGTGTAGTAGAGATATCCTTAGAGATAAATTCTGCTACATGTGAATTGGCTCGCATTTCAGCAACGGTTAATGCTGTTTTACGATTGTTTGCAGTATTACCAAATGATGTGGCAGTAGCGGTAGATTCAATAGCAACAACTTCACAATCGTTTGGTCTAAACACATGCCAAGTGCAACTTGTTTCAATTTTAATTTTCTCACTGGTAAATGATGTAGAAAGTTTCTGTGATTTTACAGGTCCTTCACCCTCTTTAGTTGAGGCACAGCCAGCAAGTACGATAGCAACTGCTAATGCAGCGAGTTTAAGTTTCATTGGATAACTCCAGTTAGTTAACGATAAGAGTATTATATACTATATTGGATTAAAGGTCAATCGCTTTTGGTCAAGTATTCTTCAATTTGCTGTCTTTCAATATCAGATAACAATTCAATATCATACTCACCCGCTTCAATCTTTTTGACCAAATACTTGATATATTCTTGGTCATGTAGGTAGCTAGTTGACTGTTCTTTATTAACAACAATCCACCTGGTTCCATCAAATTTGTATACCTTATTTGGTAAGGTATCTACACGAACAAAGGTATCCCCTTTTGTAGATACAGATGGAAATACCGTTCCAAAACTAGTTTTACTTTCTCTGCCCGAATCAGCAACTAATTTTAACATATCAGGATGCATACCCACTAATACATCTTTGTGCATGTGCTTGCCATCATACATTACATAACCACCTTCTAAATTTTCAAAAGGAATAGTATTGGCTACGATCTTGTCATCTAATTCAACTTTGGGTATTTCTTTAAATGCAGGACCTGTTTGTACCCATTCACCATCAACTTTTATGCCTTCAAAATTTGGATCTTGGTCAACGATTTTTTCAGTAGAATCAACAGTCATTTCTTTTTCAACTACAGGTTCTATTACAACTGGTTCAGGTGGAATATAAGTAATATCAATTGGTTTGCTATCTTTTATGTAAGGACTGTCAAACACATCACATTTTTTATTTGGGCAGAAGGGACCAATGCCAGGAGCATCAACCAATGGTGTACCACACTTGTAGCAAGGTTCTAGTGTATCGTCACTTGGTTCAGGTTCAACTTCGGGAGGAAACAACTCCTCTTTGCTAATTAATTCACCTGACGGTAAATCTTTGTTTGCACTAGCACGTAATTGTTCCAGTACTTCATCGCTAATAGGACTATAATCAGCTTCATATGCAGGAGTATCTTCTTCCTCTTCTTTATCCCAATCTTTACTTGCGTTAGCTGCTAGTACAAGAGCAATAGCAAGTGGATCAAATACAATAACAAGTAAAATAATAACCCAACGTACAGCACGTTCTAAAATGTTAGCATCAGGATTATCACCATATAGTAATGCTGCAATATATTTGATTGGACCCACTTCTGCTTCAACTTTGCGTACTTCGGCTGCAATAGGGGCTCGTTGTTCAGACAGTTGGCTAATTGTTTTCTGTTCGGCAATGATTTCAGCTTGTAGTCGCACACGTTCTTTGGCTTGACCTCTACGAATAGCAACGGATTTTTCAGCACCCTTTTCGTCACTGCTTCTGCCCATGACTTGGTCTACAGCCTCATCCATTTGTTTAAGCGCCCTACGATTGGCATCTATGTTGTCTTTACTAGTTTTAATCTTCTCGTCATAAATTGATATCTTGGCTTGTACATCACCTGATGTAACACCCTGATCCATGTGTGCTTTACTTAAAAAGCCAAAGATACCCATACTTGTAATCAATGCAATAGCCATTACAGCAGGCACCAAGTAGAGTTTGAGTAACAACCCAGCACGATGCCAATACTTACGCAGCCATACAGTTGTGGTGATCTTAGCGAGTTCAAGTGCCGAACCCATGATGATAACTGGAACTACTGCTCCAGCAAAGATAGTAGTCAAACCAATAATACTATACCATGCGGCGATAGTACTAAGGATTAATGCTACTAATAGTGTGAGATTGGAAAAACTGAATATTCTTTTAAGCATCTTGTATTTAGTCTAAAAGACTATGTATTAACGTCATTCAAATAACTGACCGTATATATCAATGAATTGTTCTAAATTTAGTATTAATTTTTGTGGAATGCCAGGACCTTGATAAGCCAAGTAAGTAACACTAGCACCACCACGTAGTTCATCTTGTTCTCTTACTTGGATTATCTCCATCTTATTTCCATCTTCAAAGGTATATGATCTACCTACTAGTGGATGTGTCATACTACGTGACCAGTAACTTGATAAATCAATTGGTCTAGTTCTGTTTGATAACCTTTACTGTTACGGCGAAGCATCCAAATTTGTTCTAATAGTTCTTTGGAATCATATATACCACTCGTAGTAGGTAATTCACCACGACTTTCTAATTCATCAATCAAATCATCAGTTTCAAAATCTTCAAGGTCAACATCAATATCAACTTCTTTATAAACTGTTTTACGCATGATTTTATTCCTTATTTTTTGTTGTGATAAACATTAAACTGTGACCATTGCCCACGCCAGTTATCATGTTCGGGATCCATACCATAGTCACCAAGTTCACTACCATCGTAACTCAAACGATTTACAACTGTGCTACCTTCAACATCCCAAGTAGTATACTTTAGTTTGCGAGGGTCAAACTCTTCACCTGCAGTATCAATAGTAGTTTGAATACAACTACCTTTACCACCTTGCGTCCACACCACAAAGTAACCTTTGCCCAAATTATCCGGGTATAGTTCTTCTACTTCTTCTGTAGCATCCCAACGACTATCATTATCTCCGTGCGCTTCACTAATGAAACTTGACAAATCACCCTCATAGATTTCTTCACCACTTTCATCCGTGATAGTCATATGAGTATCATCTTCATCAAATCCCCAGAATGAATGAACATCTTGATACTCATAATATGGATTATCAAATCGTGCTTTTTTTGGAGTATCGTTCTCGTCATAATCATATGACTCATTCATAGCATCGGAGAGATCATCCTCGTGATCTTCGTGACTCCAGTGTTCGTACTGTTGTTTATTAATCTTACCTACGCCAATTTCACGAGTGCGCCCCCAAATACGAATTGTATATTCACCTGCAGGATAGTTTGGAAGTGTTTCAGTATCTGATACTGATGCGTCAGTTATTTCACCATTTTTAAACGGCCATTCAGCTACTGGTTTCTTTACTTCATTTAATTCTTCGTCGTCTTGGACACTAAGATTTTCAAACTCACGCTTGAGTTCTTCCAATGCCTCTTCTAATCCTTTAGTGCGTTCAGCAAGACCTTCTTCACTGTATTCTTCATCTTTTTCTTCTTGTGCCCAACGTGCTTCACGTTCTTTGCGTTCTGCATCTTCCTTGATGCCAACTTCAGTAAACTCTACATCACTATCACACATAGGACAAATATCCTTTGTGATATCTGATTCTTCTCCGCCTTCATCATCTTCTTGAATCACAGTACCATCTTCACGTAAGTATTGTGTAAGTGTGTTGTAACTTTGACCTGTCCAACGACATTTGGTACACTTGTGTGTTGGCTCTGGGGGTGCAGGTTCAGTATGCCAACTGTCATCATCACCTATTTCATATGTAACTTCATAGCCACCTTTACGATCAGTCCAACAATCATCATATTGAAATTCCCAATTAATATCAACATCATTATCGATGGCATCATCAAAAACTTCTTGAGGGTCAAGTTCACCGGATTCAATGTCTGCAAGTTTTTTTGTAATTTCATCATCATCCAAATCAGGATAAATCTCACTCAATAATGCTTCATCAAGTTCAATTGCATATTGGCGATCATGTTGATGCCATTCATGCTTTACAAATGTTATCATGTTTTACTCCACTGAACGTAAAATTTTCTCACTATACACATGCAACACGCCTCGGTCATCTTCAACGACCAAACGAATTGCTCCACTTAGTTTAGCAAATACTGCTACAACATGTCCTACGAAAGTATAGTCGCCACCGACCTTTTCTACTTTGTCACCTACTTTAAATTGTGCTTCCATTTATAATACTCCAAAAATATATTTAATCGCTGCTTGAACTTGAGTAACTTGAATCACTATCTGACGAACTATAACTACTAGAATAGCTTGAACGTTCTGGTTCAGGAGCACTATAAGTATCTGTTTTAGTTTCGGGGGTAGAGGATGAATAGCTATTCTGTTCTATAGAATTTGAAGCCATATATCTTGGACTAGTCAGTGTATCCATAACAATCATTGATGTTAGTAAATCATTGCTACCATCATACATTGGACGATTCGGTGTACGCATACTATTATAACTTGCAACAGCTGGCTGAGCAGATACTACCTTAGTTTCTGTAGTTGTTGAAGTTGAATTGGCCCACCATTGTTTAATTTTTTCTTTTTCTTGCAGGCGAATCAGTCTAGCATTATTCAATCTGTCTTTTGCTTTTTGTACATTTTCACGATCCAATGCTAATTTAGCAGCTTTTGCTTGACGTTGCTGCTTTACTCGGTATGCATAGCTGATGCCAATTACGGCACCGACTGTAATCATTACAACAATGTAGATTTCAATCGGTGTCATAATTTACTTACCGACGTTCATCAATGTTTTTGTATCACTACCTAACATTGTGCTTGGCAGCTTACCATCCCATTTTTCGATCCACTGCAACTTAACGTAGTTTTCACCACCGTTACTTTGAATAGCTGCCGCTTGAATTGCAATAGCTTTAGCTTCACCATCAGCCTGTGCAATACGACTTGCTGCTTCAACTTTAATACGTGCCAAATCTTGTTCAGCCTTTGCAGTTTTCTGAGCCGAGATTACTTTATCCTCAATAGCTTGTTGATACGCTTGACTAAATCCAAAGTTTACTAAACTGATATTGCTTACGGTGATATTGAACGGAGCCATCTTAGCGATCAAGTGTTGCAAAATCTCTGCACTAACCAAATCACGCTTAGTCACAAGTTCTTCACTTGTATAGTGACCTGTCACACTCTTAAACGCCTCATTGATACCGGGGCCAAGAACCTTTTCATCTACGTTTAGTCCATACTCTTTATAGATATGTGGAACTTTAAGCGGGTCAAGACGAAAGTTAACTACAATATCAGTATGCACAACTTGCAAATCTTTGGTGCCTGCATTTGCAGCTTTTAGTTCTGCTTTTTGTAGTCGCACATCAACATTTTTAACTTGACTGATTGGATTAACAAAGTGTACACCTTCAATTAAGGGCAAGCGATTGACTTCGCCTAGTGTAATTTGTACTCCAGTGTGCCCTGCACTAATTATAGTAAAACTAGAAATACCAATTGAAACAAAAATAATTGCTAACCCTGCTACAATACCCGCAGTAGTGTGTTTGAGGTCCGAAAGAAACGTAATCGCCCCACCAACTAAAATACCAACTAAAATACCAACAATAATAGTAAACATAAAAACTCCTAATTAAAAAACATTATATCACTTATCATCACGAAAGCGAACGAATCTGGGAAAGCGCAAGCTATAACTACCATCTTGATTTTGGGTAATTACGTCACACAATATTTCACAAGTTCTACCAATAACCATATTGCGGTCGCGCCATAAATTATCTCTGTCAGTATCACTAAAGCCACTACCAACATTGACTGTAATGAACTTGGAGTCATCTTCACCGGAACAAACCAGTGCTCCAAGTCGTCCTTTATTTCTACCAGTACCTTCTTCAACACCGATCACCTCCAAATCTACAGTAATCGTAGGTTTCCATTTCATCCAATCTGTACTACGCTTACAGATATATGGGGCTTCTAACTCTTTAATCATAATGCCTTCAAATCCTGCTTTCACATTGTCCTGAGCATAGCGTTCAAGTTGATCCTTACCTGCAGCAGTATCAAGGTCAACCATGATGTGAGGAAGCAATTCAACATTGGGCATTTCTTCAATGACTGGTCGCATTGCATCAAGTAGTTGAATACGCTTTTTAAGTTGAGCATTCCAATGTCCTCTGCGAAAGTCTTGCAGTGGAACAATATCAAATACGTTGAATACACTATCTTCTGCTTGTGCATTATCTTTACGGCGTGCTTGTCGCATGAGTTCTTGGAATGTATTACCAATCACTTCACCATCAAGTACAAACCCATCAACCAAACTACGACCCTGATCTACGCTTGCACATGCACGAACCATTTTAGTCCAATTGTCACGAATTTGATTTTCAATGTGACCAAAGTTTTCAAACACTTTGCCATTGCGACTGAAACAAATAATAGCTACTTCGTTGTCGCTAGGGATAACTGTAAACAATGCACGAACACCATCTAGTTTAGGTTCAAGACGTTTTGTGCCCTTCATTTCAGGACGACCCTCACTGTTAGTTGCTAGTTGGCAACCAAAGATAGGAATTTCGTAAGCAGTCTTTTTACAAATTTTATTGATTGTAGTGCTAGAGATACCTACACGAAGGTCTCTGCGTAAAACAGGAGCAAGAAATGTGTTCCATTCATCACTGTCAAAACGTTCAGCCAAACTCTGTACTGCATCACGGGCTGCGTGACCAGTCAATTTACGTTGACTGAGTTCGGTCATCAGTTCATTAAAATCATCCCAAGGATTTTCTGCGCTAACGATGCCCACTGTGTCAGGAATCTGTTTAACACCAAATGTTATATATGGGTTGTAACATGCTTTTGCAAATGTTAAAAAATTGATAGCATTTGTACTACCTAGGACACTTGCCTCTAGTGCTTGCAATACTACATCTTCTTTGTGAAGGCGACTATCTGATTCGTTTAATTTATTAATCCAACTTGCACTCATTATTGTTCCTATTTAAATTTTTGTTTTACTATGTATAGTAGACTCTATTGCACGTTTACGACATTCATTAGTAACCTCTAGGGGTACTTCATCATAATCATCTAGACTACTGCATTCATATTCAATAACAACTGTATTAGGGTCATCTGTACACATGCTCTCAGGATCCGGACGTAGTGCAAGCAATATTGTTATAAGGAGCAGTGCCCCAATTGTGAAATTTTTTGTCATGTTTTTACCAAACTATTCTTTTCATTTTTCAAGATACGAACCAGTTGGAGGTTGCGTTCATCTTGTTCTTTGCGTTTACGCTTTACATCATTACTGACCTTTAGCATATCATCATAATCTCGTGCCCACAGTATGCCTTGCATAAACTGATCAGCCGCTTCCAATGTGCCAGCAAACAACACAGCATCACGTGAGTAGATTGGCAATGCTTCCTTGTCCTTGGGCACTAATGCCACATTCTCACCGTAAACATCATCATTTCGGTAAGCAGTAAATCGCATGCCAAGAAGTTCTGCACGTTCTTCAAACTTACGAATTTTTCTAATTGTGTTCCAGCCTGTCATATTATGCTTTCAATGTTTTCCAAATATATTCTTTTTCAAACTTATCAACAAAGTTTGTTCTGATACTATTTTTATCATGTAACCAATCAATGACTCTTTCAACAGAACCGAAACTGTCATATGGTATAATCATATCACTGCGAGTTAGCCAAAGAGTAATCTCATAGATTACGTGACGATTGGCAGCGTCTGCACTACCCACTGCCCCATACAAATTATTAGTAAGTATGCTTGTAAGAAAACCGCCAGGCTGAAAACCTCTAAGAAAATAATTGTCTAGTGCTTCTGTTGTATGGTCAGGAATAGTTAACGCACCTAATATGCGAATTTCTTCGTGTTTTGTAAACAGTGTTAATTTTTCAGCCATACTACCAACTTGAGTTATAAAACACTTTAAATCCAAAAAATATTTCTGCTTTTGCATCGGTGCAAAACTTGAGATCCTGCTCATAATATTCATTGTCACTTGGCTTACCAAAGAAGAAACCTTCAGTGAATGGTAGTTTTCCATGACGCACAACTTGTTCAAGATCATCAATGTCTTTCCAAGTTAGTTCAAGTTCAACTCCATTGAAGCTACCATCAGTGATACTACCACCGGGCATACCCTTCTTTTGCCAAAGTTGCTCCATGTAACCGTGTAGACTAGGATGCTTGCGCCAGTAGGCAAGATCAATGGGCTTACTTACTGAGCCCTTAGTTTCCCACACATGAGTCTCGGGATTCCAATCACCGTCTTGTCCCTGGTATTCATCATGTTGACCTTTGCGGGCTACATAAGCGTACATATCAAGTCCCATTATTTTGCTCCTTTAGTAAATGCTATTGTCCACTGGGAGTAGCCAAACAAATAAAAAATGCCAAAAGCATTGCCCAACCAACATTACCTGTCAGTGTCATTACAATTACAGCTAACCAACCCAGTGTCATTATTCTTTTACCTGTTCTTGCACAATTGCTTTTGTTTTGTTTACACCGTTATCAAGTAGTTTGGCTACACCACCAAATCCTATTGTAGAGATAACGATTCCAAATATAGTGCCTAAAATAAAGTTTTTCATTTTTTAATCATTCCTGAAATAGAGTCAGCCCCTGCTTTTACATCTTCACCTAAACCTTTGACAGTTCCTGCTATTGTACTACAACCTACAATTGCTGTCAACACTAGTGTTACCAAAATATATTTCATCCTTTTTCTCCAAATAAACTATCAAATAAAATCGCTACATTTGTAGCTACCAATGCAGCGTATAAAACCAAATAAATTGCTAACAACTGATAATATGCAATCCACTTGTCAAGGTCAATTATATAAAAACTCATTATTCAACTAATTGTGTTTTACGTGGTACGCATAGAATGCTCGTGTCCCCAAACACATGCACTATCCTACCCAATTGCACACACTCTGCCTCAGTTTGCATGGGCCGAGATTGTTGAATAACACCTTGTTCATTCATAGTCATCAGTATCCAAACCCAGATCATGCAATTACCTTTACACGGTTAAGTTGAGTAGAATTATCACGGTGTGCTTTGACAGTACCATAAAGGTCATACATCTTGCCCACTTCTAGTTGTTGTTTGTACGCAAAGAATAACACTTGGTCGTCACTAGTAATACCAGTAACATAGTGAGTATTCCAATTTTGCGAATAGAAAGATTTTAATACTTCAATTGAAACCGATACTTTTTCAGTCAATCGCCCAACGTATCCGCCGGTAGCAAAAGCAACTCGCTGGTCTACTGTTTGACGTTTGATACCACGCTCATAGCATGAGGGCAAACTAGTAACTACTGCGATATCATAATTGCTATCTATAGTTTCACGGTTTGCAAGCAACATTGCGGTGTTGTCAAACTCTGACAGTTTGATACCTTTAAGGATTTTGAATGTATATCCTTGATAAAACTGACGAACCAATTTACCTTGTTCACGGTCTTCACTAGTGATTTGGGTAATGTCTGCCATTAATGACATTACTATTTGCCGATTGGTCTTGCAAATTACATTGGGGTTTAGTTCAGAGGTTTGTCCCTCTTTAACATAGGTACCATTAAGGCGTTGTGCTTGACAAGCAGCCGCCCAAACGTCATCAGCGTTCAGATTCAAGGGAACAGGTTTCTGATAACGAGCCATTACTATTCCTTAAGCAAGTTCGGTTTCAAGTTTAGCAACACGCATCATTTTGAGATTTGATTCGGTAGCGCAAAGTCGGACACTATATGCACGGTCTTTTTTCTGAGTAACTGTAACATCAATATCAATCCAAGGAACAATTTGTTTAGCACCATTGGATCTTAGGCAAATGTTAGAGATAATACCTTCAAGAACACCTGCACTACAAGTCCAAGAAATTCTGTCGTTGATACTGAGATTCATAATTAACTCCGTTTCTTAACTGTCTAAGATTCTATTATATACCCAAAACCATTTATTGTCAACCTCAGGCCACTTGCTTGAAGTAACTGTAGGGCAAGCCCAGTTCATGACACAGATATTCCCAGTCACCATTGGCGTTGCTAGCATCCATGATCCACTTAAGCGCGGTCTCACGATTGCGAGCACCCATACATATAGTGTTGGTCACGTGCTGTTCAAACTTGACGATAGCCTCTGCTTCGGAGGCTTTGCGATGGGCTTCCTCTTGTTCAATAATTCCACCAAGGTAATCAAACTCTGCTTGGAACTCAGCAAGAGTCCAGCCCGAGGTATCTACATGTCGGGGACGAAAACCATGAGCATCCTTGTACATATCCCAGAAGGTCTCACGGGCTTGTTCCAGCTCAGACATTTCTTCCCAAGATTTGAATTCGTTTGACATTTTGTTTCCTTGTTTCGACTGTTTAAGATTCTATTATATACCCAAACTGATTTATTGTCAACCTCGGCTAAACCAATATTTGACTATATTTTCAGCAGGTTTTCCCCTAATTGACTGAGACAGATTGGGGAATCCTTCTGAACCAGGAGTCATTGTGTCGGTGTGCCAATATGATGTGTGAAAGTCAACTGATTTAGTAGTGAATTTATTTTGCATGGCTATTGCTTCCAGTGCAGCTTCAATGCCCATAGCTTGAATACTAAAATCTGTGACATACGAATTTTGAATGCAGTTATTTACACAGAATCCATCTTCTACCCAACCTTCAGTAAAATATTTGTCACGGCTCTGTACGCTAATTTCCCATATGATAGGCTTACTAGTCTGATGGTAATCAATGTAAAACTGATTAATCAAGTCTGTAAATTTGTCACGTAATAAGCTAACACTTATGTTGGCATTTTCTATTTGCGTAAGCCTGGGTGCCAAATGAATATGAAGTTCATCTACAACATTATAAATTCTAGTATCATAATGTGGACTTCCTATTTGTCCATAAGTAATCACACCTGAAAAATTACTTCTAATATCATTAGCAATTGAAACCATATTGGTTGCCCATTGATCGGGGTAGTCATACCAATTTTTAATATAAAAAGCATTCCAGTCAATACTGATTCCTGCTAGGCCTATACTCTCTCCATACTTGGCATAATCAACGATTGCACTATGATGACTATCTAACATCTTTTGTAAGAGTGCTGACGAAATATCTACCCCAAACGGTAGCATAGTTCCTTGATTGTCAAACGCAGTAAATTGAAGTGCTAAGAATACTTTTATATTTCTTTTTTTAGCTTCGGTAACTAAATAGGTGAAACTTTCTTTTGGAATTTGCCATGATGTATTATCAATAGTCCATACAGGTTTATTGAAATCGTCCCATACTCCGTAATTGTACACCCAAATTCTATCTACACCTAGAGTTTGTAGCTTATCTAATTCGGCTGCGTATTTACATTTATTGTCAGGATAATAATCTTTGATGCCAACACTACGTTGGATAGTAGTGACTAGTCTTTTAGTTGGAGTGGGTATTGCATAAGAACCAGTATAACCTGCTGGTGCAATAGTGCTAGAAATAAGGCATGTGATTACAGGTTTACTCTCTGCTTTTGCAGTACTGGTGGTGCTGCTTGGGTCACTTGACCCGCCCCCACCGCACCCAGTGAGTACAATGGATAACAATAATAAAAGTTTTTTCATACTATTGTATCCAAAATTCGCCATAATGATTGCTGCCAATCACAGTTACCTTGACCTTACCGATAGTGATATATCCATACTCACCTTCAGGATAAACATCGTGGGGGTCAGGTTCTAATGTCACTTTGCGTTGAATGTAACAAAAACCGTTACGCCACGTGGGTAATTTCTGTTTAAAGAAACGGTCGTTATCTCGTTGTGTGATATAGATTTTTGACTTCATAAATGTATTATATACCCGAAACCATTTATTGTCAACCATGGCAATGCCCCAATTAAGGGGCATTATTTTGAGTAAGAATTACTTCTTAGGTGTGTTTTGATTTACAAAACCATACATCTTTTCAGCAGCTTCTAAAATCTTGTCTAGACCCGGGAATGTTGGCATAGCTACTGTGCTAACCACTTGACCAGTCTTCTCATCTTTGGCTACTGACATTTCCCAACCATGGAACTTGGAATGGTATTCTTCAGTAATCAGGCCCTTTGCCATATCTAGAATGTCTGCACGGATTTCGTATCCGTTCTTGTTGAATTTTACTTCGGGTAATTTTGGTGTATCAAATTGTGACATATTATTCTCCTTGATTAATGTCTGTGTCTGTCTTAGCTGATTTTTTAGCAGTCTTTGCTTTGACTGACTCATCCTCACCTTGAGGATAAATTACTTTACTTACGCTTTCAACGCTGTAAGTTAACATCTCTATTGTATTCTTTGCTAGCATTTTTGCAAAGATTGTTTGGGCATCTATAAAGTCATTTGCGACTTTATTTAACCGTTCGTCAGCGAACACTTTGTTGGTTGCCAATCTCTTAGAGGATTGAAACAGATCGATATAAAATTCAGGTGTAAACATAATATTTCCTTTGTGTGTGTATGTTATTTTTCTCGTTTTGGTTGAAATTTTTCAGGGTGATTCAACCGCTCCCATTCTTCGTCAGATACAGGCCACCAGTAGATCAGAACCATAATTTTCCGTGATTTCTCTCTTGGGAAATATGGAATTGACGGATCAATCGGTCTATATCACATGCAGTTTGAGGGGAGTGACTTACTATATATTCTTCTAGTGCAGAACCATAAGTCTGGGGTTTGCCGAAGTTATTGAATAGGTTATGAAAATAACCTGCTAATTGGTTTAACATTTGTTCTCCTGTGTATGTGTAAGTTGAGTTTTTGTGTAGAACTCTAACTACATATATTTATGCCTCATCATAGGTTTCCCTATATTTCTGCATGGCTTTTGCTCTGGCAACAGCTAATCTAACAATTACATAATCTGATAATGGTTCATTACCTAAATCTGTAACTTTTTCATCTACTTCGTAGACTTTAGGACGACCGTATGACAGATGACAGTCTAAATCTTCTGGACCGTCATCGTCATCATCATCACATGTTATTAGATTACTTAGCTGCTGGTGCTGCTGGAGCAGCCTTAGCTGTAGCTTTTTTGTCCTTGGCAGGTTTAGCTGGCTTAGTACTTTTAGTGGCAACAGCTTTTTTGTCCCCCTTCTTCTTAGCTAACTTCATTTCGGTCTTAGCTGGTGCAGCAGGTGCTGTAACAGCAGGAGTAGCTGCAGGTGCAGCAGTAGTTGTCTTAGCGGGTTCAGCAGCAAAAGTAGCAGTTGCTACCAAGGTAGCGATAAGAGTAGCGATTGTTTTCATTTGAAGTTTCCTTTAGTGTTAATGAAATTTATGCTTGATGTTTTTCATCTTTAATTCTACAGGGAACACTACGTTTTTCATCACAATTGGATAGTCTCCAATCATAACGAGTGGGAAAATATTGTTCCTGATGTGATTCGGTTTTATCCTTTTTCATCTCATCGTAGCAGTCAAGTTGATTTTTATCTTGCATACATATATAACGCAGTAGCCCACGGTTCCGTTGACAAGACTAAATACTAAATGCAATATATATCTTATCAGGGCATCTTTGACGGAACCAATTTTGAAGATGCAGCTACTCCCGGACAAATAACTAAATCAATGAATGCTGGATTCAGCACAATGGTTAATGTTTGGCGTGAAAATGGAATATTGTATTTGGGCGTTTTTCAACCCATAACACAAGTAACTGAGAAATATATTCAAGGTCCTCGTTTTTGGATTAATGCCATGAATACTGAAATGCAAGATTGGATAGTAACACAACCAAGCAAGTTGTATCCAAATTACTTTTGGTTTCCCTCGGCTACAGAAAACACACCCGTAACAGCAAGCAACGGGAAGATTATCACCCCCGGAACTGTTGCTATAAACAACACTAGTGTTATATTTCTGCCCGAGATACAAGACAGAGCAATGTTTAGTACTGTACACCTAACATGCTTTGGTGTATGTAGTAATTACTTGTCTTTTATTAAACGTATGCGTAACGAAGGTGTGTGGTATTAACCACCTCGTCCAGTTCTACGAACAACACTTGACCCACCAAATCCTTTAGTATTTACTTTAGGTCCTTGCTTTTTTGGAGCTTTTCCCAATCCGGGATGCTCACTGGCATTATTCTTTTTAACTTCATTAGCCATGTTAATAAATGGATTTTTACTTTTCTTTTCTTCTGTCATTGTCGTATCCTCACTGATTCTAAATAACTTTCTATATCGCCGTATAGTGCCAGCATCATTGCGGTCTTACTATCGTATAGTCTTATGAAAGGTTCTTTAATTGCTTCACCTTTATTTACACTAAAGTAATATGGGCATTTAATTTTCCTATTGCATTCAGTTAGAAACTTATACCAATTGGTATGTTTAATTTTAACTGGTAAATCAAAATATTCAATTTCTGCCTGTCTAAACATTGTGTCACCCTGAGGAGTTAGGCGTAGGCTATCGCCTGATTTGGTGAACCACCAATCACTTATGATTATTTCAATTGGAATGTTGTTGCTAGGCAGTTGATCCATAACTGCCCTAGTGATAGTATACTTTAGTGTTTTTCTATCACTCATCTGGGTACACAGTGGTACCGTTATTCATAAACACTACAGTGAATTTATCTGTTTTAAATTGCGTGTTTAGTTTGCGACAAAGATTTCGTGCATGCCCTGGATTACTGAAACTTGTTTTCTTATATTTAGGTGTAGCTTCATTATCCAAGTAGTGTTGTGATTTTAAATTGATAGGCTGGCGATCATAGAATACAGCCCATATGCCACTAGCTTCTACAATTTGATCGCACTTGTATGTTGTTTTATCTACAAGTTCTAATAATACTTTTGGTTGCGTTCTACTCATTAAAATTTACCTCCGACTAGTTCTACTTCAATAACTTCGGAAGTGTTCTTCTTTCCTTCAGTAGCATCATAGTGATCTATTAGTAATTTAGCCAATTCATCACGCAGTCCACGGGCATCGGTTAATGGAATAACCACATCCTTACCCTGTCTGCTTTCAATACTAGCTACTCTATCAATAAATCGTTTGATATGAATCATTAGATATTTATCACTGCTTTTGCATCATCCTCAGTTTTAAAAGGACCAACATACTCATAACGCTGGATAAAGATATATTTAGGACAAAACGTAATAGTTGGTTCACTTCCCTGATACAATACATACCAACCCGCAGTGTGATAGCACTTGCTTTTTAATGTCTTGGTGAATAAGTGGAGTTTTCGTTTGATATCCAGCATTGAATTGAATACCTTCTTTGTTGTTGGATATTCATTGAAGGGCAACTCATGCTTTATCTTTTCAGTTTTGATTGTTTGAAACTGAATATTAGTTTGCTTTTGAATAGTATTGGTATTTTTAAAATGAGTTTTATTGCCGTTGAGTTTAACTGCAAAGCCGGACCCATCAGCAATAACATTTCCTACTTTTTCTGTACCATCTGTAACAATCCAAAATTGATTTTTAACGACGGGTTTTGCGATTAGTGGTTTTGACATCTTCTTCCATTTCTATTAATTTTGTAATCTTTTTAAAATTACTTTGTTTGTCTACTATAACATTATATGTGGTATTCTCAAAGCGAATTGGTAAATCCAAATGAATACTGTATTGTGGGCCTACCAAATCATTGATTAAAGTATCATTACCTACACTACCTATAAATGGGATTTTATTCCAATACCCAAAGATACGTTGACCAAATTCATATTTGGCTTGATAACGATGCAATTCAAAATATTCTTTTTGATTCATATTAAGCTATTTTATCTATGTTTTGTCCAGGACGATTCATTCTACGATTCATTTCAATTCGTTTGGCTTCATCCACTTCATGCTGATGTTTAACTCTAGCCTCATCTTGAACTTTTTCCAAATGGCGTTTATCTACTCTATGAATTTCTTGCAATCTATATAGTTCATTATTTTGTGCTTGTATGCGATCAATATTCATTTAATAATTCCCACTTGATAATACTGCCTCGCAAACCTCTACTGGTTGGTCGGGAATGTTTCCTGTATCGCCGTCACTAGCAAAAGTAAATCCTAGCCCTAGCATCGTTTCAGTCTCTGCTGGTGTGCAGTTGCCACGGAAGATAAAAATTCTACGGGTTAGATTGTCTTTAGAGTAATAGATCCTGTAACTCACTCGGGGCACATTTAGTTTTTCCGAAAGTAGAGGCTGCGATATCTCATCACCCCATTCTTCGGTAATAGATTCCCGTTGTTGTTCATACATAAAATCTTTCATCATTCTTCAACTCCAAAATGTTGTTTAATATGGCTTTGTAAATCACCAGGTAGGCAATCCCAACCATTGTTGTCATAGTGTTCATAGTTCTCTGAATCACTAGCGTATAGATATGCAGCCTTGGCACATTCCCGAACAATCAACTCGGCGAACTCGGCCAACTTATCTTTTTCTGTTACAACACCCGGACCATTTACACCTTCAACTAAATTATTAGGAAGGTTGAATCCAGCCTGTTCAGCAAGTTCTTTAATTTTATCGTTCATGTTAGTCTCTTAATGTTTAGGTGCTGCTTGTTTTGCAGGTTTCTTTTCTCGTCGGGCTTTTTCTTCTTCAACTGCTTTTTTCTGTGCCTCTGTCATAACCAATACTGTTTTGCATGTTGTTTTAGCAGGTGCTTTTGAAGAAGCCTCACTGGTTTCGCACACCCGTTGAGTTTTGTAAGCTGTGGTGGGTGAAACAGCAATCAGTATCAATATACAACAGATGTATTTCTTCACTAAACCTCTACTACAATATATTTACTATTCGGATAATTCTCTGTTAACCATTCAATCATACCTTCTTCGTAGGGAAGGAATACACTATTGAATTTGTTGGTGATATATTTATGCATTGTGTTTTTCCAATAACTTTTTAAACTCCTCCATGTATCCAAGTTGAAGATGATGAATATACATGTATAGTTTTGTATCTACTGGCCAATCACTAAACTTCTCAACTGTAGCAGGGTCAAGTTTTAATTCTAATTCTGTAACGTATTCTTCTACTGTCATAATTAATCCTTTGTCAATTCAGCAACTAGTAAGAAATGCTCGTAGGCTTTCTTTACAGCAGGGTTATTCATCAGTTTGTCTGCTTCCACTTGCAGGGCATGAATACCTGCTTCGGCAATGTCATGTGAACTGGCTCCGCTCAACGTACAAAGTTCATCACCAAACTCTTTAGCCAATTTCTTCCATGCTTTTTGTTGTGCAGGTGTAATAGGAGTACGAACAGGCCGCATTTCGCTGGCTTTATGCATAGCCCGAATCATAGCCTCTTCAGCTACTCGGCTGGCTGCAATCATAGCCGCATAGTTAGGGTCAATGTTGTATCGGCGGCTAGCACCACCTGGGTAAACCATAAGCAAGTGCGTGCCATAAGAGTAGCCATCCATTAGATTGCTATCGTATTCACTTATAGGTACGTACTTACGTCCTACTTTTTCGTAAAAAATCTTTTTCATATCAAGTCCACAAACTATGTCTTATCTTAATTAAACGAATCATCATTTCTTCATCTTCTTTTTCGTAGGCTTCTTCTATCTTGCGTGACAGTTTAAGAGCCTTGTCACCTGCTTTTTTAGTAGCAGGATCCTGTGAAGTTACGCCAATCCAGCGTTCACCATGTTCATCTCGCAAACTATCACAGTAGGCTGTCCAACCACTTGCATCATGTGCATCAGGACGATTTGGATAGGTAACTGTCCACCAAGTGTATAGTTCTTTAATCTCTTTGGCATTTTCCCCTTGCTTTGTCAGCTTGCCATATGCTTTGTTATCGGAATTGATACCCCACGTTTCATCCATAGTAAGTGTCATTGCCCAGTCAAGATGGTCAATGCCTGCTTGACTGCAACGCCAAGTGCGCCAACGGAACCAACCACTAGCATAAAAAGGACAGTTATACTTTTTTCTTGCCGCAGCATCCCAGGCAATGTGATGCCAGGCTGATTCAACTTCAACAAAGTCCACGAGTTCATTGAATAAACAAGGAAGTATTCTGTCACCAACATCACTCCAATCGCCAGGCTTAATATCCCTAGGATGAGCGGTGAGAGCATGAGTACGGCTAACAAAACGATTATTGATGTAATACTTAATGTCATATAATTTCCTAATAGGATATGTTACAAAATCTTGCAAGTGCCCTAGACCTTCATCAGCAAGCCAAAAACGAACGGGAGACTTGGCTTTAGCTGCTAGTTCCCAATCACGCCATTCTTCACCGGTACCAGAACTTAACTTTTTAGTTCCACGGACCCAATCAGCGAACGGACTGCAAGTCCAATAATTACCATGTTGTGCCATAATTTTCTACTTTCTTTCTTTATAGATGATAGCCCACATGACTCTTTTCATCCGTTGTGTAAGTTCGTAGTAATCAAACATCAATGCAAACATTACCCCTGCGCCTAATCCAATGCCACTTATACATCCCCATAAAAAAGACCATGTATTAGCGTCCATCATTCTTCAACTCCGAAATGTTCTTTGATTCTGTCACGAACATAAAACTGTAAGTCACTTGCTGGTGCGTCTGGTTCTTCATCAAAAATGTCAAATCCTTTTTTCGCACATTCACGCACAATCAACTGGGCGAACTTGTCCATCTCTTTATCTGAGACAGTCATAACTTTTGAACGATCATGCTCTTGCTCATGACCACTTGTTGCTTCATTGAGTAGTTGTTTAATTCGTTCGTTCATTTTAATACACCTGCATAAGGACTGTTAAGCCACTTGGAATAAGTCTCAGCATTTGTACTGATTCTATCCAAATCATATTTACCACAAAACTTCATAAAGTGAATACCAACTTGCGAAATAGTAGTTGTACGCACACCTTGACGAATGCTATTATCTACTGATTCTTTAATGTTATCCGGTTGTGCAGTCAAGTCAATTAAGATACGATTGCGTTCATAATCATCACGCACTCTACGTTCAACACCATTATGATCTGTCCAACGTTGGAGCATCATATTGTTCCAGTCAAAACCTTGTTTAGTCCTGTCAGCATAGGCTTCAATCAGTCCAGCTTTCTTTTGTGAACCCTTCTCTCTGACACCGGGATATGCACTGAATACATTGTCAGTACCATCACCACGCATACATTTTTTGAACAATAGATATTGTGGATCTTCTAGTAGTTTAATATTCTTTTCTTTGTCTTTTACAGGCTTACCCTTGTCATCAAAATATCCTTCAAGTGTTATCAGATGACCTGCTACACCATTGTACTGTTTTACAGTTGGAGTAATCAATTGTAAGTAATCTGTATCGCTACTGATAATAAAATGTTCATCTTCGGGATGCAAGTGAATGAAACGTGCGATTAAGTCATCAGCCTCAGCAATTGGATCACGCAATACGCTAACATTAGTTTTCTCTTTTAAGTAAGTGGTAAATGTTTCATACGTTTCCCAAAACATTTTGTTTTCTTCAACCTCTGCTTCTGTCTGAGACATTGCATCTACTACACGATTCTTTTTGTAAGGCGTGTAGAAGTCCTTGCGCCAGCTGCGCCCCTCCAAGCAGAACACAACATGATCTACTCCAAACTTGCGGACAATCTGATTACAGCTAGCCATTGTCAAATGAAGTGCCATCCCGATCTTCTCCCATGTATCGCTATTTCTGCTAGCGATATGTCGGGCACGAAAGAATGTATTTGCAGTGTCGATTAATGCGTATTTCATATGTGTATTATATACTACTATTTAGATTATTTCAATTGTATTTGGGCAGTAACTAATCTTGCAAATACACTATCTCCGAAATTCCAATTTTCGGGCATACTCGTTTGCATATCTAACTCATTGTCTAGTAATTCTGCCTCTTCGTTAGTAATCAATACTATAGCCAAATTGTTTTTAATCATCTGTGCTACTTCGGTAATGCTACGTTTTTCCATAGTCATTGTCACTGCTTGATTGAAAACCATGATACAAGGAACAATATGTTCACGGTAACTGTTTTCTTTAGTACGCTTAACACTTTCACCAATTGTGATTAAATGGTCAATACTATCACCTTCAAGCAATGCCCGAGCATTCTCTAAACCAAACCCATCTTCGTTGTCAATAAAATAACGGAAACGTTTGGCAATCTTTTCAAAGATATTACGTTCACTTATTTCACGTGGAATGGGTTTGATTGCTTGACCACGCACCTTGCGTACAATGGTTTCAATAGCTTCAATAGTACCAATGATAATCCAAAAGTTCTCAAGTACATCACCGTCAAAATTGATATTGATAAAGTCTTTTGCATCCTTGCGGGTAAGTGATCTTTTTCCAATCTTCTCAGTAAACCCTTGCTCAAGGATTCGTTTACGCATTTCGGCTACATCTTCTGGTCGTGCCAACCAACCTACTGTATAGTGATTCTTTTTAATCTCACATTTGACACCGTTGTTAGTGTAAAGGACACAGTTGTTTTGCTCCTCATATACACGTTCGTTATAACCCCTATCTTCGCAGGAAGACTTAAAAAGATTAAATGAGATAGCTGCCATAAAGTAGTCTGTAGTACAATTTAATACTTAATTATAGCACCTTTTCCACTTATTGTCAACTACGGGACCGTTGTATTTTTACAACAAATCCTAATAAGAAAATAATGTTGAAAAATGATTCACATCTACATTACAATTAACATAAGAATAATTCCTAGTAGGGTCTTTGTAGTTTAGTAAGGGCAAGCATAATTTTTGTTTTTTATGTTGGTTTGCTAATTCCCCTTCAACCCACTCAGTCATATCTCGGTCTTTACGAATAAAATTGGCTACAGAAGCTGCCCTACTATCAATATTCCAAACACCTACGCACAAAAATTTCTTATTATTTAAATAGTTAGGTAAATTACCATTTTTAATTTCATTCAACGTGTTGAGATAAAAATCAGCGCCGTGTACGCTTTTTGGTTTTTCGTAGCCCCAACCATCAAACCATGCAAGCTGTCTACCTAACCGTTCTCCGACGGCTTTTTCAGTTTTCTCATCGGGTTCTGGACAACTCTGTCCAATCTTTAAAAATTCATACTCAGTGAAACTTTTTCTATACATAATAGCATAGACGTACATTTTATTGATTTGATTATCACGCAAGATTTGATATACTTGAGTGTGACTATCTATAGATCCCAAATCAAAATAAAAATCAGGTGCATTCAACAAAATATTATTAAACATTAACTTACCTCTGTACGCCCATCACCTAAATCTCTAGTCCTTACAACACGCATCTCACTAGCCATTGCACGATTCTCAGGGTCTGCTTGTTGTTGTTCATACAGTTCAAGTGCTACATTGCGGCAAACTGTTTGAAACCATCTGTCTACGATGATAGTATCACTATCGTCATCACGAATCTTATAACCTGCACGAATCAAATTCAAAACAAATTTGTCGTTGAAGTCAAGTTCAAATGCACCACTATTAATATCGTATGGATCAATTTCCATCTTTAGAATATTAACGTAAGGTAGTCCCTCTGCATTAGCTTTCTCTTTATCAGAAGATGTTGGTGCTTCTTTTTTTTCCTTAGGCTTGCGTGGTTTCTTTTCTTTAGTAGCCTCTACTACTGGTTCTGGCTTTTTGCCAAATAGTTTATCAAATAATCCCATTTTTGTATCTTTCAAGTAATTTAAAGCTGGCAAGATTCTTTGCCTTTGATTCACACATTATATCAAAGTTCTCACAGAATGTCAATGCCCAATCGTTCACTGCATCATTCCAATAATAGTCACTGTGTGCCCTCAGTTTTTGCTTACTATGTCCATCTGCTAGCAATAACTCCAGGTCTGGGCAATCAGTAGAGGAAAAGTCTCTGAGTATATCTTCGCGGCTAACACTGTAATGCATAGTAGGGCGAACACCACGCCAACTGTCAATAACCCGTTGTACAAGCGGGTCATTAGGCTGAATGTATTTGCCCTCACGAATCCAATTATGGTGAATGTCCATGACCGTAGGCACGAGGTCAGATAATGATAAGCAGTCTGTAAGTCCATGTGTGTATTCTTCATTTTCTAGTGTAAGTGTGTTTCGGGCTTCGGGTGACAAACGATTATACACATCACGAATGCCCTGTGGACCTTTACGACCACTGATATGTACATTAACTTTGAAGTCTTGAAATGTCTTGCCATAGCCCATCCAACGAACCATGTCACAATGATATTCAAATTCTTCTATACTCTTATTTACTACTTCTTCACGGTCGCTTGCTAAAACTACAAATTGATCAGGGTGAAAGCTAAGACGAACATCATTAGCCCGTGCAGTTTCACCAATTGGTGCCATCCAATGTTGTAGTTTATTTTGAATGTCACTATCATGCCAGAAACCTTTCCAGTCATCATGCGTATAGAAACTGAGCATATCGCTAGTAAGACGAACCATGCGTAGTTCAGGAGGTAATGTTGCTACCTTCTTGACTAGATTGTGAGTATTTAGAATGTTGCGTTT